GCAGTTCTCCGGTTCTGATAATCTGCTCACTTACCTTTGCCATTGCTTCCGATCTCCTGATTTCTGAATCAAGTTCGTCTCCTGTTAAATCTTCATCTCCCAGCTTATCAAGCTGTTCAAATAAATAATTGTTTAAGTCTCCTAATGTGTTCTTCACGACTTGCCCTCCTTGATTAAATATAGTTTTTCCCAAATGCCCGCATCCACTCATCATGTCCGTGTATATCCTCAAATTTCTTTTGAGCAATGCAGATTAATT